CAACCAAACGAGCAGAAGCACAAGCCCTACTAAATGTTACTGGAGATGACGGCGGACTTAACGGCTACTTCCTAATGGGCAATGGTACTAACAATAAAGGTCAAACTGTCGGAGAACAAAAGTCTAATGGCTACACTGCGTCATCCCTCAACCGTTCAGTAAATCCGTGGTGGATGAATTCATATGCTAGTTGGCGAAATAGCCAAGGTGGAGGGCATCAGCCAGGTCCTAACACTCAAAATATAGGCGGAGGCATAGGATTCGGCGGCGGAATGGGCGGTGGTAACCGTGCCAGTGCCGCTCAGTTGGCAGAATATGACCAAGGTATTGGTCAGCTAGAACATGGACTAGGACGTATAGACAATCAATTAGGTGTACGCTTAGGCAATATTAACAACCAGTACAATACCAAAAAGAATGAATTAAAGAGTTCATGGAATAGGGCAGAAGGTCAATTTAACGACCAGACCCGTCAAAATCAGCAACAGCGACGTACAAACATCAATAACATTAACGATCGCTCAGCAGTTGGCTTACGAGGACTATTGCGTTCATTAGGAAGTATGGGTGCAGTAGGTTCAGACATGCAATTAGCAGGTCGCGCAGTTCAGAACCAAGCTAACCAGCAACGAACAGGCGCAGGACAGACTTACGCACAGAACCAAAAGCAAATCGACACCACGTGGGGTCAGTTTAAGAATGATTACGCGGATGAAGACAAAAAGCTTAACGACTGGAAAGCAAATGAAGACAACGCCGCACGTCAGTCATCTCAAACTACACGTCAAAACCTATTAACTCAATTAGCCCAGATGAAGAGTCAGAAAGCCGCCGCACAAGGTGCTAACGGTGCTAATGCCGCACGTGCAGACCTTGGACGAGCAAACGCTCTATCAAGCGAAATTGACAACCTAGGACGTCAGCAAAACACATACAGCGGCAATAAGGTCCAGTACAACGCAAAAGACCTAGACAGCTACAAGGTAGAAGGTGATACAGCAGTTGGTGTTTCAGATCCACAAGCAGCAGGTAATGACCCAACACTAAACATCTACAACACGCGTCTAAAGCAAGAAGACGAGCGTAAACGACAGAATCAATATCTGTAAATAAATTAGGAGGGGATTAGAGATAATGGACTTTTTCCAAAGAGTAGGCAACTTTTTCAGCGGTAAGGGTTGGGTAAGCGATGATGAACGTCGACGTAAAGAGCAACAAGTTCAAGCGCCAGTTCAACCACGCCCTCAGCCATTACAGCAGGTACAGCAACCTAACATTAACAGACTAAATGGTCTATCTGGTGTAAATACACCTGGGTTAGGTGGTGGTACTAATATATTCAGCCAAGCTCAGCAAAAAGTAAATCCTAATCCCCTTCAACAGGCTAATCAAGCAACACAACAACTAAACCAAAATAATCAGCCAAAGCCATTAATCCCAGAAAAGACTGTCAATGACGCCCCTAAAGTACTAACACCTCAAGGTCAACAAGATTGGGTAAACAAAGAAAACAAGCAAATTCAAATCCAGAATGCCATAAACAATCCTACTCAAGTACTTAAAACTCAGGTCCAACAGCAACAGCAACAACCAAAGCCAGCACCAGTAGCTATTCAACCACAACAACAGAATAGACCACAAATAGCCCCAAGTTTTGCTAATCCTGTAAGAAATCCTTTATTTACCCCAAATCAGGACAACTTAACCCGCGCCCTAGATATAGCAAAACAAGAGAGTGACAAATATAAAGCCGAGCAGGCAGCACGCAACGACAAGCTAGACGACATTATGCGAGCAAGGGGTGTTGGCGAGCCAGAAATCGCTAAGAACCGCCAAGTACGTATTGACGCAGAGAACAGAGCTTATTTATCAGAAGACAAAGCTAGACGTGATAGCAATATTGCACAGATGGCAGGACTGGCTACTTTACCAACACGTTCAGTAGTTAGCTTCACTAAAGGTGCTATTGACGGTGCTGGCCGTACAATTGGTGATTCAGGTGATAAGCTATCTCTAGCTGTCGCAGACGCTATGTATGGTATTACTGGTGATGAATCATATGACAAAATACGAAAATATATTGTAGAACAAGGTAAGCAACGTAACGCTCAATACGATCGAGACCTAGGCGTATTTAAGAAGAACGACACGGATGTTGCAACAGCTTACGAGGCAGGTCAAAGCGCCCAGCGACTGGCGCAAGATATAGGTACAGGTGTAGCCACTGGCGGTGCTGTACCTGTAGCACGTCAGTTTGTAGAAAATGCTGCAGACTTTATTACTAATGCAAACGCTAAGGGTAAGAGTACGCGTGAGATGTTGCCATATGCGTATGGTAACGCGGCAGTTCAGGCGGGAATAGAGAAGCTTGGGCTAGACAAGGTCTTATCACCTATTGGCAAAAAAGGTCTGACTAAGTTTATAACAGGCGCTATAGCAGAAGGCTCAGAAGAAGCCGCCCAACAATTTGCAGAGAATGCAATTGCTAAGCATACATACGATCCTAATCGTAAATATGAAGAGGGTGTGCTTAAGAGTGGTCTTATGGGTGCGGTCCTTGGCGGTCCAGCTGGAATGGCTAATTTTGGCGCTATGCGACAGACTGGCAACCAGCCATCAAGTGCAATGACTGCACGAATGAATCAAAATGAAGCTACTGGAAAACTAGAAAAAGAGGCTATAGCTCAACGTCAAGCACGTCAATCGTCGGATGACACCTCACTCAAGCAAGCGGCAGAAGTAAATGCAGCTAATAACCAAAACAACCAATTACACCCAATCCAATCAGTGAATGTAGCTCCAGCAGTAGAAAACACTATACCTAACGCTAGCCCAGCACTAAAACAAGCCGTTACCCAGAATATGTCAGATATTCAGCACGGTGATGTAAATGCTGTTGCCACACGCCAACAAACAACAGGAATACTAGAGAACTATCTGATAGAACAAGCTACAAAAGACGTACAGAACTTAGCTAGCTCAGAAATGAAATACAAGCTCAATCCAGAGCATGAAGCACAAGTTAGAGCGTATAACGAACATATAACACGTCTACGCCAACGTGAAGAATACTTGCGTGGTCAAGGAATGAGTGAAAATGCTCCAGCTATGATTAACCTACGTAAAGCTCAAGAGCAGGCTATATACGCCAGAGATCATATAGGTGAAGTAGATGAGAACGGATTGAAATATAAATTAAGCCCAGAGCAGGAGGCGTTCTTTAAGGATTCTAAGATCCGAGACGAAAACGGAAACCTCATGAAAATGTATCATGGGTCACCAAACGGTCACATCACTGAATTTCGTCCTGGCACATATTTTACCAAAAATGAAAAATACGCCGATAGATACCAGAATCCAGGGGCTAGTTCTATAAGTCTAAGCAGTAGTAAAGAAATAAACGATCCAAAAACATACGAAGCATATATTAACTCAAAGAATCCATTCACCTTAAACGACAGTAGAGCAAAAGACATATTCCTAAATGAATATGTAAAGGGGGGAAACTCTTTTCTAATAAGCCCATATACAGACCCCACCGAGATAAATTCACTGAGAGAAATCGACTGGACTGAGGGTGAAGATTTTATGGAGTGGTTACGAGAAAACCATCCTGAATATGATTCTCTATACCTAGATGAAGGCGGCGAGGGTGGATACGGAGAAAAAACCATTGATAGAGGTATATCACTGGTTATGACCAAGCCAGAACAGATCAAATACACCGATAACCTAAGTCCAACAGACAATCCAGATATGCGGTATAAGTTAGGTGCCAAAATGCAGGAGTTAGCTAGCCAAAACAAACTACTAGCACGCCACCTACAACTAACAGGCGATGAAAACCTTGTCTTCAATGAGTGGCAAAATGAAATGCAAAAAAGAGCATTAGGCTACTATGATCCAAAGACCGACCAAATCAACCTAAACAAGCTTACAGAAGACACTCTAAACCATGAACTAGGACATAAATTACTTACACGTGTAGAAAACAAACAAGACCTACTAAACTCTATCCGTGAGTCTTATGGAGATGACTATCTAATAAATAAATACGGCAATCAGTATGGAAACGACTTGAACCTACTAGCAGAAGAACAACTGGCTGACGGATTCAGTGATTACTACAACGGAAGACTAAACGGTGAAGACAAAGTACGTCTAGGTACTAGATTAGGTATTCCTCAAAAAGTCTTAGCAATATATGACCGAATTACTGAAGCTGTTATGGGGCTTGTCGGTAAACAAGATGCCATTAAGCAATTCTATGCTCAAATGGAGACGGGGAAGTTTAGAACCAAACAACAAGTACCTGGCGGTGATGGACGAGTGAGGACGATGAGTATCGATCCTGAAAGAGCGCTTAACGCGATTAAAGGTATTGATGACCTGGCAAATAGTCGCCGTGCATTATTTACACTAGCGCGTGTATCTGACAACCTGGCAAACAGGATAAAAACAGATACTGGCATATCAATAACTAAGGATGCGCGGATCGTAATGGACAGAGATGGTGCAGTCCATATGTTATCTACTCATGGGCAGGGTGGTAAAAAGCCAGCTAATCCACTGACTGATGCCGACCTGGGTAGATTGCCATACGTTTTGGAAGACCCAGATGTGATTATTAAAGGTAAACCAGTACGAAATACGGAGCGCATTCGTATGGAGCGTAACCTTGAGGGTAATAAAATTGCTATTGTCGAGGTAATTAAAAAAGGCAACGAACTACGAGTCGTCACCTACTTTAATGATTCGTCATCTGGCCGCACCAATCCTGCAAATAATATGTCGAGGCTTGATGATACGTCCGAAACGGGGCAATTACAGTCCACGAATCTTAGCGATAGTATACCAAACAATCCTCAAGATGTCAATACAGACAACCGTTATCAACACCCTCTTCAAGAAACTATTAACGAAATGGAAGTCAACCCTAAGCCTAAGATGACTAGGGAGCTAAGAGATGCTATAGATGAGTTCATATACGAGAATATAGACCAGAATCTATTCCTAGAACATAATGACACAAATATCCTCGGAAGTCATGGATTGACGTGGAGTATCCCACGCCTGCATGTAGACGACCTACGACACCACCTAGGAAAGGAGTTGGCTGGAGATCTACCGTCTAACTATAAACGCCGTACTGGTAAGCGAGATATCGATACGGTTGCTCAGGAGATGGGGTATGACGATATCGACGCATTTATCGATGAAATTAAGCGAGTAGCTGAAGCACGACGTGCAGAAAGAGAGAGAAAGACCCTATTGGCAGAATGGCGTAGGGATCCAGACGTCATTAAAGAAGCCCAGAAGATGATTGCAGAGCGACATGCTGAAGAAGCTAAGGTAGAAGCTGAGAAGCAAAAGAAAATAGAAGAAGCGAAGGCAGAAAAAGAACGACGTGCTGAAGAGGCTAAGGCAGAAAAAGAGAGAATTGAAAAGCAGCGGGCACTAGGAGAAATACTGAATAGAGGATTAGATGAAGGTCCAAGGCACAAAATAGCAGATATAGTACACAATGCTAGTGTAGCTACTGGTATTGACGAAAAAGCTGTTGCAAAACAATTTGCTAAACTAGCCGAACAGAAGGGTTATGACATCACTGGAGAAAGGGCACTACTAAACACCAACGCCCGCGCTGGTAGTATGTTAGATGAAAATGGACGATTACGCCCAATAGACGAAATAGCACCAGAAGTAAAAGAAAAGATTAAGCTACCTGGAGCGGAACACGCGGTCCCAGCACCTACAACTACTGCAAATACAGCTACCCACAATACACGCCAGATGATTTATAAGGATGAGAAGGGTGCATATCATTCATTCTATGAATACAGGAATATCTTTGGTAAATGGCAACGAACAGGCGCTGAAGCACCAAGAGTAACTTCACCACTACAGAAGAAATTCATAGACGATATTAGATCAGACAAGGCAGTTAATGATGAAGCTAAGCGTGCATTTGATGACGGTCTAGCTATTCAGTACATATGGCGAGAAAACTCTAAGGGTGTAAATGCTGAACTAGTGAGTGCTTTTGATGGCTATATGCAAACTGGAGATAAAAAGGCATATCGTCCAAGCGATAAACTAGTTACATTCGATCCAGACAAGCACTATATAGAATCTGGTAGGGTTGTAGATGCAGAAACTGGTCAAATTCTAGGTAATTACATTGAGATGACACCTGACGGCAACGTAACTATATATGCAGGTAAAAAGAAGATGAACCTGAATATGCGTGATGTCGACTTTAGTAAGATTAAGGAAATGCGTTTTGGCGCAGGTCAAACATGGACTACTGAAGGAATAATAGACCGTATAACAGGCTCATTAAGGCGAAGCAATAGCCTTGACTACTTTAAGAAGGGTGGCAATAAAACCAAAGAGGCGTTACTGAATATTATGTCTGAAACACCTCGTCAAGCTAATGCCGCCGCAGTAAAAGAAGGCAACGCTATCGGTGAACAGATAAAAGATTATCGCAAAAACTTACTAAAACAAGCTAAAAAACACGGTCCACTAAAGCGCCAAATGCTACAAGACGCCGTATATGTAATTGAACCATCACGTCCGAAACGGGGCGAAAAATCACCATCATATGATGAACGCTTGAAAGTATTTGAAGAAGTTTACGGAAAGAGTGCCGCCGAAGCCCTGGATCAATACAACAGCTTCTTACGTGCTGTATATAAGAACCTGCTAGCCCGTCAAAACGAAAAGAGGGTAGAGTTAGGTAAAGACCCAATTATGGAGCGTAAAGACTATATTACGCACTTAGGAGAAATGCAGTCTGGCAAGGGATCTATCGCGGCTATGTATGGCGGTGCTAAGAACCTTCTGTCTGGCGGAGATGTGGCTATTGAATCTCGTAAATCACTACCAGCTAAATTAGCAGGTCGTACAGGACTATTCAAGCCAAGTCAGAAGTTTAATCAATTCGCTATGCAACGCGTAGGCGACGTAAAGCCAACAGATCCATTTACTCCACTAATGGAATACAGCAAGATAGCCCTACACAACATTCATATGACAGATGCTATTACAATGAACCGCTCTCTGGAAGTGGCAGTGCGTGCGGCCAGTGAAGCACGACAAGAATTTGCAGGTAAAGGTACTAGCGGTATACAAAAGCTAGCTGACAGAGTAGACGCCCTGTATAATTCGACTGCTTCTGGCAATGTTAATGCTGAAGAGCTAACGCAAGTAAGAAATAAACTATACGGACTAGAGCGTGCAATTGGTCGAAAAATAGACGGTATACGAGAACTTAATCGTCTGGCTAGAAAAGCCGACAAGTTTGGTGTAGAAAAGCTAGACGCAAAAGATATAAATAGTCTAAAAGAAACCACCAACAATATGTCTGAAAGTCTAGATAAGATGCTTAATGACGTAAACTTTATGAAGCTGATGTCTGATAGTGCAAACGGACTGACTCAATTTGTCGGATTTGTCCAAGAACACGCAAACCGACTAGCTGGAAAGACAGACCCATTCCAACGAGTCGTAAACGATACAGAGCCAAGTAAAATGCGAAAATTCGCAGATGCAACTGGTAGGGCATTAATGAAGCAGGCGGCACTATCTAAGATTGTCGGCAATATGAATTCAGTAGTAGCTCAAACGGCATCACTACCTGCTCTATTCTCTACAACCAACCCGAAAGCATTGATACAGGCATTCAAGCTAAAAAACCGTAAAGCTATATTACAGAAGTCTGACGCTCTAGCGCTAAGATATGCAGACGACAATCTGACGGATGACACCAAGTTTGAAAAGACCATGAAGACTGCTGGTATTCCTATGGAAGTAGTTGAAAGAGGTGTTATTGAATACACCTTCTTAGCTAAATATAATCAGGCAATCAATAATGGACTAAGTGACGCAGATGCAGTTAGATACGCAGAACGATTCATTAATGACACGGTAACCTTACGCGACCAGATAAGCACCCCACGGGCATACAATAGACTATTGCCTGCATCATTCTTACAGTTCACGCGAGAAGTGACACAACAGAACCGTTATGTATGGAACCAGATGACTAATAAACAAAGAGTGGCACTTGCTGTTAATACGGCAATTGCATATAGTGCGATAGAAGCACTAACTGGAAATAAGCCAGGGGTTGACCCATTAGGTACACTAATCGAGATTGTAGGCGACTGGCTAAGTGGTGGCGATGATGACGATAAAGACAATTCGGTACAAGCTAAGCTAGAGCGTACAATCCAAAAAGTAGCTGGTCAAGCAGTTACAGCCGCACCTATAGCTACAGCTATAGTTAATGCCGCAACAACAAAAGACGATCGCAAGAAGCTATTCGGCAAAGAGAGTAACTTAGGACGTTACGACGGTACAATACCAGTTGTTGATTTACCTCGTAAATTGATTGACACTAAGGGCAAATTGGACGAGGCAGCTAAAGCACGTGAAGATGGTGATGACGATAAGGCAGAGGCGAAAACTAAAGACGCCATGTATAATATCCTAGGTCAATTACCAGCAGGTAGCCAATTAAAGAAAACTATTCAAGGTATTGCGGCAGCTCACTCTGGCGAAGTAAAAGACGGCAATGGCGAGACAAAGGTTGAGTTTGAAAAAGACAATCCATTCAATCTGGTACAAGGTGCTCTATTCGGTAAAAATGCGCTAATACCAGTGCAAGTAGAAGAAGGAAAGAATTCGTGGGTCAATCTATTTAAGACTGGTGGTCTAGTTGCTAACGCGTCTAGCGGCCTGCAAATAAACATGCCAACCAACAATAACCCGCAACAAAAACAAGCAACGGATAATCAAATAGATCTACAAGGACTAAGTAAGAAAGAAGCCGCTTCAATTAAAAAGAAACTAAAGAAGGGCGACTATACATTCCAAGACGGATTGCTAGTAAATAAGAACGGTAACGTAGAAAAGGGTGTATACAAAAAACTTGCTCAATCTCAAGGACAAGGTGATGAAGCATATCGCAACTGGATGAAGGCGTATGATATTGATAAAACATCAACTATTAAAAAAGAGTTCACATCATTCAATGCAACATTAAACAAACTACAGAACGGTACAGAGAAGGTAGATAAAGCTAAAACTGCCGTCAATATGATGACTGGTAAATACAAAGACTTACCAGACTGGGTAAAAGAGCGCTACTACAAAGAATCTGGATATACAAAGGATCAAATTGAGTACGGTGCGATGACATCTCATAACGAAGTAAGCCTGATGGATAATTACTGGCGTCAAAAGGCTCAAGAATCATCACACGAGGATCTAATACAAGAACTAGCCAATGGTCGACGAAAGAGTATTACAGGACAAATGTTTGCTAAAAATGGTGTAATCAACAAGCTACGTGCTGAAGGTTACATAACTAAACAGGAAGCACGCGCCCTTAATGCTACTCAGTTTGACACTGACGGCAATAAGATAACCAAAGATACCTCAGGCGGCTCTGGACGCTCAGGTAGCGGAAGAGGTAGAGGACGAAGAGGTGGTAGGTCAAGCGGCGGTGGTAGCACATCTCCACTAGCTTCTGCAACCGCTAAGAGTATGGGTCTAACATCTTCTGCACCAAAAGCTAACGAATCATCCGCAAAAAACACAAGTATAAACCAAATCGGACAAAACCTAATAAGCAAGACTAACACTCAAAAACAGATAACTAATACATTAAAAAAGTGGAATGGTGCAAGTACCAGCAAAAACACGCGAATCCGCATTAAGAAAGCATAATAGTGATAATTATGATATAATATAAGCAGAAAACAGCGTGACCTAAAGAACACGGAGCGTCTGGCAATAATAAGCCGGCTCCGTGTTTTTAATTTAGGAAAAACGCCATGAACACTACGCAACTTATATCGGCAGTCATGCTGAAAGCTACTGGTAAGGTGCGCAACCTACCAGAAACAGACAAGAAATACCAGAAAATACTAGGTATTGCTAACATGTATATCCCTGTATGGCAAAGTGAACCTAATGTCGATTGGCAGTCTTTATATGACCCTAATTACAATATCGGAACACTATCGACGAATCAGGAATATGAAATTGACTTTACTAAGGTTGCCAAGGTAAGCAATGTATACGGCGACACCATAAAGGTCAAAAAAGACAATCAGATTAAAGAATACACTACAGTGCCACCAGAGCAAGCTGGAATGTATAAGGGACAAGACTGTTGCACTATTTCTGGTAATAAGCTGGTGTTTATCGATCCTATACGAAGTGACGACCCAGTACTTGGAGGGCAAATAACAATACCTGTATATTTACACGCCCCACTGCTGACAAGCCCAAGCGATATGGTTCCAGTAGACAATCCAATGTGGCTAGTGGTGATGTGTGCGGCTGAATATGCTCGCAACGACATTCTTCTACAGAACCAATACGGCAATCTCATCAATGAAGCCAACCAGCTAATGGAGAAAATGGTAGAGAATAATGCTAGTCAAGCTAGATATGCACCTCTAAGTATGATTCCAGGAGTGTCTGACATATGCTAAAACCCCCTAGCAATACTAAAGCACCAAAAATACAGCGGCTGTCGGTTGAAGATTGGACAAACGGCGTGGTTACTGCATTTGATGATGGTCGCTCACCGCTAAGAGGTCTAAGGTCGTCTGAGAATATGATATTGGATCAGGACTCTGTCATTACCGTGCGACATGGTACTGCTAAATATGGTCCCCAGCCACTAGGAACAGTCTTAGGTGAATTGGCTGAATTTCGTAGCACTACAAAAGACGGATCCGTAAACTGGCTAGCTTGTCTTCAAAGAATAAATGGCAAAACAAAGCTATGTATAGCTAAAGGTGAAGACCCAGCCTGGCAAGTTGTAGAAGGTAAAGAATATCACGAATCCGCCCGCGGTCATTTCAAGCAAATACGCAACAATCTTCTAGTCATGAATGGAGAAGATACTCTTAGCTACTTGGATATACCAACAAAGAAGATTGTAGCATTTCAGAAAATATCAGATCCAGCAAAGCCAATACTAGATAAAAACGTAGGGCTAACTGGTACAGGATTTAAGGTATTTTATGCAGTTACTTTTAACTCTACTGTTGGTGAAACCGCAGGATCGCCTCTATTATCTCAAGCAATCTCTACCGACCGAGATATGTGGAACGGTGAAAAACATAACCTATCAGTCAAGCGTCCAGATAGTACAGAAGCTAAGTCATGGAACATTTATTGTGGTGTTGGTGTTGACGGCGGCGGAGAGCCTACGCTTTACCGTCTAGCTGCCGCACTGCCAATGGATCAGACAGTATTTGTAGATAATGGATCACGTAGCCTAGACATGTCAGTGCCTCTACCAAAAGACAATAACACGGCTGGTCCAAAAGCAACACGAGCCGATGTAGTCAATGGCCGTATATGGATGACTGGTGATAAAGACAATCAATTCTATGTATGGCGTGGTGGTGATTATGGGCATGAGCTAGACTTCTCACCTGGATATGGCGGTGGATATACGCCAGTAGGGAATGGTACCAAAGAAGTACCATTTGCAGTACGACCATATCGAGATGGTAAAGGCGATCCTAAAGTAACGGTCCTAGCTAACGGTACAAACGGTACTGGTAAACGATTCTATATTACACCAACAAACATTACTTATGGTGAAGATACTATTACAGTCTGGCAAGTACAAGAAGATACTGGCGCTGACGGTACAGATAGTCCTGATGCTGTAGTCATTTACAATAACGACCTACTATATCCAAGCCGTGGTGGATTTAATACTACAGGAACTCTACCACAATTACAGAACGTCCTATCTACAAGACGAATTACTAACACTATTCAAGACGCCATTAGCAACCTAAACAGTAAAGCCATAGAAAAAGCCGTAGGGTTGGCATTTGAAGGGCGCGTCTATTGGGCGTTACCTGTTGCCGCTGACTACAACAACCAGATATGGATTTATGACACTGACCGTAGAGGTGCGTGGATGAAACCGTGGAGTATTCGTGCTGACTGGATGACACTGTATAACGATAACTCAGGCATAACTCACTTCTTAATAGTTCAAGGAAACAAGATAGTCGAGCTATCTAAGGGTGCAACTACAGTCGACGATGGAAAGCCGTTTAACACTAGCGCACAAAGTGGTCAATTGCGATTTGAAGAAACTGGAAGGGATTGGGCGCGTGTGCTCAAGGTGGTATTTGTGCTACTCAGACCTCAGGGGCGTATTAATCTTACCGCCACTATTAAGACAGAAGACGGATTACAGACGTTTACGGAGACAAGATTTTTCGGAGCATCTTCAAGTCGTACTGGATGGAGTGAGCCAGGCGTTGGTTGGAGCTCTATCGGATGGAGTGAGGTGAGAGGCATACCTGAAACATTCAACTCTGCTAGCGAAGAAGTGGAGCTGGAAGTAGATGAAGACGCTCACTGGGTGCAATACGGCTGGAGTTCATCAGACCCTGGCGTAAGTTACAGCATATCAAGAGTGGTATTTGAATACGTAAATATTGGCACGAAAGACCAAAGCTAAAGGAGGAACAACAAAATGGCAAGTATTAGTGACAAAATTACAAAAGTAAAAGACGGCAGCAATCCTAACGTAGCGCGAGTAGTTACCCCACGACCCGCAAACTCTGACACTCTATCTGTAGATAGTTTGACTGGTTGGACTGAAGATACTGCTATGCACTTTATGACATACAGAGTAGACTCAACAGGTAAAGTGGTCCCAGGTAGCCAGAGAGACTGGAAGGGCATGGCAAATAAGGCTACTGGTCAGATTATTAGTTTACAAATCCAGAATAACGCAATAGATGATGGTAACTTAGTTGGGGATATTGTTCAAGCTGGTCCTACTGCTGGCTGGGCGCAAGATCTAGCCGAGGCAATGCTAGAATCTCATAACAGCGACGGTTCTCTAAAAAAGGGTGCTGTAGGGGCTGATAATATAGCCAAAGACAGTATTGTTGCTGAATCAATCAAAGAGAAGTCTATTACAGCCGACAAGATAGACTTTACGACTATGCCTATTGCCGAAAAAGTAAAAGTAAAGCGCAATGACACGACTACCGATAAGCCTGTGAACGTGCAGTGTGGCTGCGCCAGGATATTAGTATCTGCTAATGCCTCTGAAGCTATCGCCAATATACAATTTCCAAAACAGTTTAAGAGCGGTACGTTCCCTGTAGTGGTCTGTACATTTGCTGGATATACCCCCAACTCGGGCGACGCCTGGACAGACACTCCGCTCGATACGTGGGGTGGTGCGTCAATGAGTGCATTAAAGATTACTAACTCATCATTTAAGGCAACTATCCGTCGTTTTGACGGAGCGTGGCTAAATGGTGTGTATTACTTTAACTGGATAGCAATTGGACAATAGACTAGATTATCCCTACTAGTCGCATACTAAATTCGCTGATAGTACTATCGCCGCCGTAACTACGCTGGTCGCTACAGAATGCTCGTATATTGATTTCATCATTCTTTTTTAAGAGTAAATCTACAGATAAACTTGGTCGTGGCAAATGTCGGTCGTTATCAGTACCTCGGGTGCGATTAGATTCTTTAATCATTGTGCCGTTCTTAAATATGGTTATATATTCGGTATATCCAGAGAAAAAGCCAGTTTGTGCTATACCTGTTCTTGCGTCGATATGGTAAACACCGTCTTTAGGAACTTTAGCTGTAAATGTCTTAGTGTCGTACATTTTTGCAGTGTCATAGACTACACTGTCGTACTTTACGATAGTGTGCTGATTTTGTGGCAGAACTTCCCATTTAGATGTAGTAGCGGAAAACATTGGTATTGTCGTAAAGTCTATCTTGTCTGACCAATGTATAAATGGTAAAATAGTACTATAAATTAACCAGTGTGATCTCAAGAAACGGAAGCACGTATAAAGACGAAAGGCTTCCGTTTTTTATATGCCAGGATCAAACACAGACCTAAGTGAACGCCTAGTCAAACTAGAGGTGTTCAATGAAAAAGTAGCAGAACCATCATTAGCTCAAATATTAGCCAAACTAGACGGGTTAGTAAGTGAGTCTGTATATATAGAGCGAAATAAATATGTAGATGGAAAAATAAGTGATATTGAAAAGAATATCAAAGCAATTCAATACCATAACGATACACTAGATGGCAACGTCTTCATAAAAGCTATCGTTACTGGCGAAAAGAAATTCGTAGGCGTAATCATCAAATACACAGGTCTAACCGTACTCATAGGTGCAGTAGGGCTCTTTTTGCTTACTCAATTTACCCATTTTATTCAAGATAGAACACCCGTTGAAGTAATAGAAAAAGTAAAGGAGGTAACAAAATGATAGAAAAAGCACTAGCTTGGTTTTACGCACGTAAAGGTCGAGTTTACTATTCGATGGAAAATCGTAATGGTCCAGATTCTTATGACTGTTCAAGCTCTGTATATCACGCACTAAAAGAAGCAGGACTTCTACCTGCTAGCTATTGGATTGGCAATACTGACACTCTATTCGACGCTCTGGAGAAGAATGGTTGGGTTCGAGTACCTGAGGACGCTAACGGCGAGGCAGACACACAACGCGGCGATATCTTCATTTGGGGTATTAGAGGCAATTCAGGTGGTGCATTAGGACACACAGGAATGTTTGTGGACGCAGATAGCGTAATCAACTGTCGCTATCAGGCAGGTATTGTAATAGACAATCACGACTGGCTCTGGAGTGCGTCAGGATACCCACCATACGCATTTTATCGATATGTAGGTAAACCAAAAGAAACAAAGCGTGTAGCACTTCCTGAAGTCTATTATGCAGATGAAGTAGCGACTGTATTCGGCTTACGACAAATTAGATGTAACCGACTAATTGATGAGTTCGACTGGGAAGATAACGGCGTACCTGTTTCTGTAGCGGTAAAGACAGATAAAGACGGATATCTACTAGATGGAGAGATAAATACAGGAGATTACTTCCGAATTGTCGGCTCAACGGAGATATTAGACGAAACTACCGAGAATAACAAACGCTACCTACAATTGAAGATGGCAGATGACGGAATTTGGGTATTAGCAGAACGAGTACGTGAATTAGCAAATGGGGATGCAGGTACACCACGACCAGAAAGGCGACCTCAGCCTCAACCAGCCCCAAAGACACCAGCACTGCAACAAACACCTCAACCCAAAGAAAAACCGCAGGAGCAACCACTGGCGCCACAACCTACAAACGAAGACGTGATGAGGTCTATCGGAAAATTAAGTCAAGATATCGCTAAGAATAAAAGTCTATTAGAGAAGATTATCGATTTTCTAATGAGTATTTTTAAGTTTAAGAAATAAGGAGGAAATATGAAATCACTAGAAGCGCTAAAGAATATCAACTATAAAGACGTAGCTATCCGTGCTGGATGGACATTCTTGCAAACATTTATCGCGACATTTCTACTTGCGGGCGTAAACTTAGTGAACTTGCTATTCGCTGCAAGCTGGCACGAATTATACGCGCTGACAATGGCTACTGCTCTGTCTGCAATCGCGGCTGGATTATCCGCGGCTAAGACTATTATTCTAGACTTAGTACGACAGATGAAAGAAGCCGTTGAATAATTCAGACAGCTCTGTAATCCTATAAAAAACTACTACTTTTGATCGAGGGTAGTTTTTTATTGAGTAATTCGGAAATCCCGAACAACTGAACAGTTCGGAAATCCCGAACAGTTGACTATATGTAAAATATTTGCTAGGATAGAAGTATCAATTTCAGATTGCCGGCCTCTATCGATTGAAAAAAGGTTTTCTTTCGATTGGGGCCGCTTTATTTTGCCCTGAAATACTAAAAAATAGGATTTTTCTGTCAAGCCCTTCGCACTACGGACTTGTGGAAAACTCCTCGGAAACGTAAAACGCCAGAGCTAGTAATGGTGCTAGTTAGCTGTTGGCTTAAAATTTGGAGGGTTAACAGAGGTGAAAACGCATCAATTGCAATCCCAATCTCAATCTAAAAGATTTCTTGAAAGAAATCCCAATCTCAATACCAATTACAATTGTTTAGTTAAGTCGGATGATAAAAAGCCGATGGACAAGTGGCAAAAGACACGTCGAGCTGAATCTATTGCATATCAGCTTTGCGATAAATTCAATAATCACGACTACTTTTCGTTCTATTGTAAGGTGGCATTGAAATTGCCAGAATATAGAGTTTGGCAACTGGTAGAGGAGGCTCAACGTGGTCAACAGCCAGCACGCCTATTCTCGTTCCTCTGTAAAAAGGCAGGCGTATGACATTTGACGCTAAAGCAGCCAGACGTAAACTTATTGAACGGATTAATAAGGCTAAATCAAATCGAGAACAACTTAGACTATTACGTAAGAATAAAAATGGCTGTGAACACGAATGGAAGGTGTATAAACAGATTATCAAGATTGATCATTTTGCTACTGTTATGAAGGGTCAAATACGTCAATATAGCGGTCCAACAGCGCCATATTTCATAGTTAAAGGCTGTCATAAATGCCATGAGAAACATTACATTGACTTAAAAAATCTGTAAAATAGAACAATTGGGGCGTAAAGGTTACAAATTAAACCTAAGTCACTCTAAGGAGAGAAGAATGACCGCACCAATTCTATCAATCACAACATCAAGAGCTACTGTAATAAGTGAATTACAGAAGATAGACGAAGTACTAGACGTAGATTATCAGACAGAGAATATCAGAGAGCTAGCGTTTCAGTTTATCCATTATTCAGCAATAGTAGAAGATATGTCACCAGCTACAGTAGCTACTAGAGTGGTACGTCTTAAACAATTTGTTAATTTCTGTGATGAATTACACAAGACTAATATAACCGAGCTGTCGCTTAGATGGCTCGACTTTTATTTTTATGAATACAGAAAAACTCATGCAGCCTCAACTACAAACTCAACAAAACGAGTAATAAAAGCATTTTTCAAATGGTGCAATGAACACATGAATCTAAACTGTATTAATTCTGAGCTTATTAAGTCACGTAAGAACGCTAAACCACGACCAAGATATATACAACATCATGTTATACAACTAGTACTCAACAGGACGTCAAATAACGCGAAAGAGCGGCATATAAACATGCTAATAGATTTTGCATACGACACTGGATTGCGTATTTCAGAGATTGCTAATATTAGCTATAGAGATATAGATGGATTGAACTTATACGTAAAAGGTAAAGGCTCTAAGGATCGTACAGTATTCCTAACTAAACGATTAAAAGATAAGATAGATGAATTCGCGACAGACTACAACCGATTATCTGGTCTTCTATTCAATACAAACGATAAAACAGCCAGAGTGTGGATCCAACGAGCATTTAAGAAATATGCAGATATTCATATAACACCTCATCAATTAAGACATAGTTTTGCAGTGCGTCTACTAATAGCTGGTTGCGATCTTATGACAATACAAAAATTGCTTGGTCATCGCGACCTATCTACGGTCCAGATATACCTACAAATTAAAGATGATCTGGCAGAGAGCCAGTTCTATAAAGCAATGGATCACGCTCAAGGCTATTGACATATTTAGTCATTTTTGCTATACTGAGGACAGTTGAGAAGAGCAATTGCCCTTCCAGGTATTTTTACACCAATAACTTTTATGGCTCTCTACCAGCTAAAAGGTACAGCAGCCAGAAATTGTACCACCAAGACAAAACTGTTGTGGTGGACAGTCGTAGTTATGGGGAGGCGCACCTCACCAAGTTCCTACGATTAGAATGAGTTTTTGATAGGCGTTCTGGTAAATATCAGAGCGTTTTTAATAGAAAAAAGTAGGTAAATTATGAATGAATTTATTTTAGTAGCAATAAAATTATTGAT